TGGACAAATATACAAAAAAAACGCATAACATTTAAGCTATGCGTTTATGAACTGTAACTGGCCAAATCTATAGATTAAAGTGTACTTTTGGCTGAAGTTACTTCTTCTTCTTAAATATGATGTTGTGCATAGGAGCCTTCATCTCCTTACTCATTGCCATGGCACTAGCCATCATCATGGACTCTTCGACCATCTCTTTTTTCTCGTGTGAGGGTATCTGAACACAAAATAGTACTATGCATAACACAGTAGGTATTCCCTGGGTTTATACCTGGATTCAAAAACATGCTCACCAGATAAGCACTATTTCGACCTGGACGCAAGATTATGCTCTCTCAAGCCAATAAATGCGTTTAAAACGTCGGTGGAATGTAAGCAAAACCTCGGGAAGTCCCTAGAATGTAAAGTTGCCCAAAATAATGTAAAGTTCAAAAAAGTTTTACATCGCCGTAGCCCTTGGTATCATTGGTCTAAGCCTAAAAAATGTAAGAATGTAAACTTTACTCCCTTCTTCGTAGCGAAAAAAAAAGTATAATATATATATATTTATATAGGCTGTATATAGGGTATAAACCCGCATTTCTACATTTTGTTTAACAATCGTAGTGATATCAACGGCTCACACGATGTAACGGTTCCAAATACATTACATTTGTGTTACATTCGCTTACATTTATTCTACATCGGAGCGCGTCGTCGCCCGTAAACATGGGGCAACGTGGCGGGATACCCACCAGGTTCACGTACTGCCTGGAGAGGTACCCACATGGCACCCCAGGAAAAGCCTAGAAATCTGGAGGGAAATCCTACTTTTGGTACCCCAGGGGTCAAAAAAGAATCGGTTTCCATTTTGGACGGCTCACGCAGATTGACTATATAACGTAACGCTTAAAAATTTATAATATATTTTTTTAACCCCGTAAATAATAGTAAAAAGTATAGTATAAAATTACTATCTTTGTACCATGGAAATAGAAATCAGAAATCGATTCAACATTGGTCCAGCTATAGGGTGGGGATTTTACCCTATAGACGAGGAGTATCAAGACAACGAGTTAATCATTTATCTAACATTTATAAGTATACACTTCATATGGGAATAAACAAGAAGATGCCAGTCCAAGAGATTGGCCTGTACAGGATGGCCAAGGAAGCCAAAGCCTTACACGAGAGAAAAGAGATTGTAGAGGAGTCTATGATGATGGCTAGCGCCATGGCAATGAGTAAGGAGATGAAGGCTCCTATGCACAACATCATATTTAAGAAGAAGAAGTAATTAAAACACGAATGAACTAGCCAGGCATAATAGTCTGGCTTTTTTTATGTATATTTGCCAATAAATTTAATATAATCATGGAAGAATTTGGATACAGTCCCAAGGAACTACTGTTCGACGAGGAAGGAAGAGCAAAACTAATTACAGGCATAACTACAATTGCCAAGGCGGTTAAGAGCACGCTAGGACCAAGGGGTCGTACGGTTCTAATCGAGTCACCGAACCATACACATGGTATCACAGTTACAAAGGACGGTGTAACGGTTGCTAAGTCAATCTTCTTGCTAGACCCAGTGGAGAACCTGGCGGTGAAGATGATGAAGGAGGCCGCAGATAGGACAGCAACAAGCGCTGGAGACGGAACCACAACAGCCATCGTGCTGACTGAGGCAATCGTGAGACAGGGTCAGGAGCTCTTGAACGAAAAACACAACGTGACCGAGGTGATCAAGAACATCAACAGCGTCTCAAACGGTATCATCCACAGCCTGGAGAGATCATCCAAGAAGGTGAGTGGTAAGACACTTCACAACGTGGCATCCATATCGGCTAACAACGACAACGAGATAGGTAAGATCATATCGAACGCCTACACGAAGGTTGGTAAGAACGGGATCGTAACGATTGAGAACTCACAGACTGCTGAGACCTACTCAGAGTTCACAAACGGTATCAAGATCGGAAGGGGTTACACATCGAACATGTTCGTGAACGACTTCAAGAACGACGAGTGCATCATGGACGACGTGCTGGTACTTGTTACAGACCAGGAGATATCCAACATCCTATCTATAGAGGAGTGTTGAAGACGGTGATACAGGAGAACAAGAAGCTACTTATAATCGGGCCGTGCAACCAGAACGTGATCAACACACTGGCAGTCAACGTGGTGAAGAACAAGCTGAAGTTCTGTAACATTGCACCGCCAGAGTTCGGTTACAAGATGAACGAGCTGATGAGCGACATCGCGCTGTCTTTGGGTGCGAAGTACTTCTCGGAGAGCACAGGAGACGATTTGAGTCTGATATCAATCGAGGACCTGGGTAGGGCAGAGAGGATCATCATAGGAAGGGACACGTCATCCATCATCAAGCCAGAGAGCAAGCAGCAGGACGTAGACGACAGAGTCAGTCAGCTTTGGGTGGCTCACGAGGCTGCACAGAAGAAGCAGGACAAGGAGTTCATCAAGAGCAGGATCGCCAGCCTTACGGGCAGCATCGCTGTTATATACGTGGGAGGTAACTCAGACCTGGAGCAGAAGGAGAGAAAGGACAGGGTAGACGACGCGGTATGCGCTGTGAGGTCTGCACTGGAGGAGGGAATCCTTCCAGGAGGAGGCTTAGCCTTGTTCAACGAGTCCTACAGGATCATTGTAGACGCTGACGACATGATAGAGGACATCAGTGCAGAGCAGTACGTCGCGATGCAGATCATGGCAAGGGCTATTCAGGCACCGCTGCTGCAGATCCACGAGAACGCAGGTAACGACGGGTACGAGATCATGACTGGATGTGCATCAAAAACGAACACTGGGTACGACGTTAAGAACGACGTGTACGGTAACATGTACGACATGGGGATCATAGATCCACTGAAGGTGACGAAGAACGCGCTTAAGAACGCGGTCAGTGTGGCCACAACAATACTTAGTACTAACGCAATTATAACAATGACACGAGCATAATGCAGCCAATCAATAAATACCTAGTAATCAACACAATAGAAGAGCAGATGAGGACCCAATCGGGTCTACTGCTCACTGGAAACGAGACGGAACAGTTCAGGTACAAGAAGGGAGAGGTTGTGAAGCCTGGAACCAACGTGGACTGCGTGAAGGAGGGAGACATAATCTACTACGACAAGAACGCTGGGTACACGATGCTGGTAAACGACATCAAGTACACAGTGATCATGGAGAGGGACATCGTGGTTGTCCTCTAGATCTTCTGATCCTCTATATCCTTGAGCCTCTTGAGCTCCTTACGCGTACGATTCATCTTACGAATAATGGGCCTGGAGGCTCTCTCGGTATAGGAGGCGTCGGTCCTGAACATCGGGTTAGAGACTGGGTTCTCTGAGACGTGAACCTTGAGCTCGATCTTCTCGTATATGTCTGTTATAACCCTGCGAGTCTTGTAGGAGGCCTCGTACAGGGCAGCCTCACCGTTCTTGTTCGGCCTCCATAGTGTGATCCACCCGTCAGCTATCATTCTCTTGAATCGGTCCTTCTCCCAGGTGAGTCCAGACTCGAACTCCCAGAACTGTCTGTGACGGAAGTACCCCTCGCTGTAGACGAAAAGTAGTATGTCGATGTCGGAGCTGCTTAGGTTGTACTTGTGACGAATGAGCGTCTTTATTGCCCTCCAGTACTTGAGGTAGTCTGCGTATGGCTTGTATTTCATTTGATTTATATTATTATCTTTGCAAAGATAAACATTATAATCATGCAGCTTAAAAAAGCAAGGGATTGGGAGTCAAAGGAGTCATTAAACGGAAAGGTATCATACTTAAAGGGAAACATCATGCCATTGAAGAAAGGATCAAGCGCTAAAACTATTAGCGCGAACATAAGAACAGAGATTAAGAGTGGAAAACCTAGAACTCAGGCAATAGCAATCGCCTTATCTAAGGCAGGCAAATCAAAGAAAAAATGAAAAAAGTAACAGAGAAGGCAACAGGAGAAAAGTACAATTCAAAATCAGCAATGGCTAAGCACGAGAAAAAAGAGGGTAAAACTGTTCAGAAAAAAGAAAAGTTTGACTTCATGAAGATGATCGCGAACAAGAAGAAGTAATGCCAGGAAGGACAGCCAAATACTACGCAGCTAACCCAGAGGCTAAGAAGAGGCACAACGACTACCAGAAGGAGTACAACAAGTCTCCAGATCAGGTAAGAAAGCGTGTCGAACTTAACGCTGAGAACCGCAAGCGTGGTACATATGGTAACGGAGACGGACTAGACGCTAGCCACACTAAGGGTGGTATAGTTATGAAGAGTGCGTCATCGAACCGAGGATCAAAGAGCGCTATGCCTGGAGACAAGAGAGCAAGAGGAACTAAAAAATAAACGTATGCTACTAGGAGATAGAATAGAACAGATAACAACAGCAACTGGAATTAAAACAGTTGTAGAGAAGGTTGCCAAGGCAGCAAACAAGGACTGTGGATGCGCAAAGAGAAAGGCAGCACTAAATAACCCAGATCTATTAATTAACAAAATATTAAAGTAATGGCATATCAAAAATTACAGCAGACCAGAGCCAAGGCGGTAGTAAAGTCTGACACAGTAGACATAACAACCCCAAGCGCAGAAGGCGGACTATCAGTAGAGCCTTGTGTACTGTACACAGGATCAGGCGGTACGATTCGTGTGCTTACAGCAGGAGGGGACGACGTGACGTTGGCATCAGTTCCAGCAGGAGTTGTTCTACCAATACAGATAGTTCGAGTATTCTCATCAACAACAAACGCGACTGGTATGGTTGCTCTTTGGTAAGATGAGCAGGGAGCAGATAGACGTAATACTGAACAAGTTTATAAGCAGAAAGCTACTAGTTTTTGCAATAGCTTGTATGGCACTATTCGCAGGTGATCTAACGTCTCAGGACTGGGTTGTTATAGCAACTGCCTATATTAGTATTCAAGGATTTACGGACATAGTAAAATCACTGAAGAGCTAATGGAATCAACTAGGCTATACATAATAAACTCGTTAACATTCTTTATGACATTTACAAACATTGAGAATACACTGAAGATACTGTTGCTATTATTATCTATTATATACACTGCGGTTAAAATTTACGAAATATTTAAGAGAAATGAAGATAGAAGTAAAGAGACTACACAGGACAGAGAACTCGACGATAGGTGAGCTAACTATTGACGGAAAGTTTGAGTGCTACACCCTAGAGGATAAGGAGAGAGATGTTAAGATTAAGTCTGAAACCGCAATACCTAAGGGGACGTACAAGGTTATAATCAACCAGTCAAACAGGTTTAAGAGACTGCTACCGTTACTAATAAATGTTCCAAACTTTGAGGGTGTTCGTATACACCCTGGTAACTCGAATCATGACACAGAGGGTTGCATACTTGTTGGAATGAACAGATCAGTTGACTACATCACAAAGTCAAGGAAGGCCTTCGACTCTTTGTTTAAAAAGATGCAAGGCGCTAAGAATATAACCATAACAATATCATGACAAATCATAACAGGAACTACATATACTTCTGGATATGCGTGTTGCTATCAACATTGGCAGTGCTACTTGCATCGTGTTCTTCAAGGAAGGTAGTTATAGATGAGGTTCGTAAGGATTCTGTGTCACAAATTATTACTAAAATTGAGACAGATATAGTCTCTAATGTAGAAACTAAAAACGATATCATAACCGATGAGTTTACTATAACTCCACTAGACACGTGCAAGGACATAGTAATAGACGGTAAGGTTTACAAGAACGTAGTTTTAACGTATAAAAAGACAAAAGATAGGTCTGTATATACAGAGAAAAAGATAGAGTCTAAGATCGAAGATAAACAACAGATAACAAAAGAAAAGATTGTAGAGAAGAAAAAAGATGTTGAGAGGACATCCTTCAATATTCTCTGGATAATAATAATATCACTTATAATAGTATTATGGCTAAACAAACAGTATCTGTTAAGTCTGTTAAGAAGGATATAAACAGACCTGGAATTCACTCCAAGTCAAAGACATCATCTTTAAAACAGAGCAAGAACTATAAAAAATCCTATAAAGGACAAGGAAGATGACAAAAATAAGTGTTTATAATATAGATGAGTACGTAACGGCAGACGACAAGTGGATAGGAACGGACGTAAACACGTATAATAAAACTAAGAACTTTACTCCAAGGAAGCTATCACATTACTTTAACAACAACCAGGTAATAAACACTGGGGTAGATTTATTGTATAAGTACTTCACAATAACTCCTCCAGAGACAAGGCCTACTGGAACACTGTCGTTTGAGACAGAGATAGGGCCTACGGTTAATTTTTCTGCAATAAGCACGTTCCTACTTAGCAACACAACACTAAAGGGCAACTACATAGTAGAGTTCTTTGATTTTTTGGTTGGTACAAATGTTTTACTTTACAAGGCCAAGAACATAAACCTTTTTGGAAGCTACAAGATATTATCTGTAGAAGAGTACCTACCAGAGCCTAACTTCTTTGTTGTAAACGTAGAGTTTATAGAAGGAAACGGGTTCATAGAGGAGGACGAGGACTACATGATATCCCTTATAGATATAAGTAGCGGAGGTGGAGGTTCACAAGATTTGCAATCTGTTACAGATGAAGGAGCAACTACTACTAATGGTATAACTATTACTGTTGGAGATGGTGGAGGTAATGGTATTACATCATTTTCATCTCAAGGATATGGTGTCAGAGGAGAATCAAATGAATATATTGGTGTTTATGGAACTTCAACTTCAGCAGCTGGAGTTTATGGATTTTCTGGAAGCGAAGGTGTAATAGGAGAAGGCGCTACAGGTATAAAAGGGATTGGATATTATGGCGTAGATGGAAACAGTTATGACGGGGTTGGTGTAATTGCGCAAACTAATATAGGAATTGGAGTATCGGCTGTTTCAGAGAGCGATGGTACTGGAATATATGCTTATTCAAGTTCTGGTAAAGGAATTGAAGTATATGGAAATGGAACAATATCTGTCGATGTAAATTTAGGAAGTACAAATAAAGGGGTTGTTATAGATAGCGGAACTTCATCCACAGGAAATCCTATTGAAGTAAATAAAAATGGAGTTAATAAATTAGTAGTAAACCAACAAGGAGAATTAACCGCAACAAAATTAATAAAACAAGGAGGTTCACCTTCTGAAATATTAGCAGCTGATGGCTCGGTAATAACTGCTGGAACAAATATAACAATAAGTGCAGGGACTATATCTGCAACTGGTGGTGGTGGTTCTCAAGACTTACAATCTGTTACTGATGAAGGAGCTAATACTGATAATCCTATAACAATACTAGCAAATACATCTGGGGATTCATTGCAAGTAACAAACACGGGAACTGGAAGCGCAATAAAAGCTACATCAAATAGTACTGATGATGGAGGATTTAATGCTATAACGGCATACGCTTATAACGCTGGAGGTGCTGCTGGATATTTTTTTGCTGATGCTTGTAATGCTTTATTTGCACAAACTACAACACCAGTATATGCAGCAATTGACATTACTGCCCAAGGGACAAGTATCAATTGCTACTCAATTGCTGATACTGTAGCAGTATTAAATCAAACATTAAATAATAAAGGTTTAGTTATAAATAGTGGTGCTTCATCAACTGGGAACTTTATAGAATTAGATAAGAACGGAGTTAATAAACTAACAGTAAATCAAGCTGGAGAATTAACCGCACAAAAATTAATAAAAGAAGGAGGATTTGACTTTCAATTCCTAAAAGCCGATGGTTCAGTTGATAATAACACATACCTAACCTCTGCTGACTTACCTTCTACATTAGATTTATACGCAACAACAACCGCTTCAGATATAAGTGGATATACCGTACTTGTTAGAAATATTTCAGATACAAGATATAATACAATAGCACAAAATGTATCAACAGGAGTTATAACATCAATTGCACAATTAGTAGGTTCATTAGTTACAGATGCAAATATTATATCAGGAAATCCAGGGGTATTTGATTTTAAAACTATTGGAAATATAAGCAGAACAAGTGGAACAGGTCAAGCAGAGTTTTTCTTTAGAATTTATAAAAGAAATTTAGCAGGAACAGAAACATTAATAGCACAATCAGATTATACACTACCCGTAACAAATGGTGGTTATGTTGAATTTTCTGCAACTGCTTTATGGAATGATGGGGTATTTTTAGATACAGATAGAGTTGTTTTAAAGTATTATGCAAATAGACTTACATCTCCAGTTGGTTCAGACCCTACTTATCAATTCCAATTTGGAGGAACATCTCCTGTTAGAAGTTCAGCAGCTATTCCTACATCTGTAATGCCAAATATATATTTAAGAGATTTAGCTGATGTTGAGAATGTTGATGCGTTAAATAATGAGGTGTTATATTGGAATGACCCTGCATCTTTATGGGAACATTCACTTGCTGAAAATTTAGTTCCATTAGCAACTGCAACTCAAAAAGGATTAGTTTCAACAGGGGACCAAACCTTTGCAGGAAGTAAAACATTTACGGATACTATTAACGCTACTTCAGAAAATGACTATGCTATAAGTGTTATATCTGTAAATTCTGATGGTCTTTCCGCAGAAAGTACAAATGGTAATGGTGTAGTAGGTGTTTCAGTAAACGGAATTGGGGGTGTCTTTTTGACAACTAATAACGCTAATATTGCTCAATTTCAAACAGGTTTTGATATAAAGGCAACAGTTAAAGCTGATGGAACTTTTGCGGGTACAGGGCTAAACGCTTCAGGACAAACTATAAATACTATTGCTTCATTTGACGCTAGTAAAAACGTGGTTAGTTTATCTACCGCAACTTATCCAAGCCTTACTGAATTAGCATTAGTTAAGGGAGTTTCAGGAAGTTCTGTTCAAACACAATTAGATGGAAAACAAGCTACATTATCATCTACTGTAAACATTAAATCTATAAACGGAAATGATATTTTAGGAAGTGGCAATTTAACTATAACTGCAGCTCCTGAAGAATTAGCAGCTTTTAGAATGTTGGCTAATAATTCAGCAGTAACAGCAGTCCCAACAGTACAAGTTTTTAAAGATATAGGGGAACAAGATTATATCTTGTCGCCTACATTTACTCCAATTACTGGACCTACAAATATTATTTCAAATACATATAAATATGAACAAGTAGGTAGTTTAGTAACTGTTAGAGTAAATTTAATTTATACTACACCCGCAAGTATTACACAAGTTGTTATTCCATTGCCTGCTGATATGCCAACTCCATTAGCTCCAACGGGATTAGGTGCGGCATTAGATGTTTTGTACTATGGCGTGGGTATGTTTATCGGAACAACAACTACGGTTTCAGCTGCTACTCGAAGTTGTTTATTAAGAAAAAATGCAACAACGGGATTTGAGTTTGTAATAACACATACAACGGCAATATCATCAAGAGTAATATCTTTAACCTTACAATATTTTGCAGAATGAAACATATAAGACAAATTAATTCCGTAGGTACAAATAGCTACACAATAGTAAATTTAGATAATTATGTAGGAGAGTTAGAAGACCATCCAATTTTAGTTGAGTATTCAGATTTATTTGAAATTTCAGAAGATGAATTACCCGCATATATACAGTATGTAAGTATGCCAACTATAACTGTTCCAGATGAGGTACAGCTATGGAGAATTAGAACTATATTGAAATTAATGCAACTAGAAACTTCAATAGAACAAACGCTAGAAACATTACCTGAGCCTTCAAAGACAGCCGCAAATTACATTTGGAATTACGGAACAACAGTAGAGAGAACAAGTCAGACAGTTCTATTATTGCAGTCTGCATTACAAATGACAGACGAACAAGTAGACGATTTATTTATACAAGCAGAAGCAATATTATTATGATATTATTTATAATTGCATACGTATTATTTCTACCACTAAGTATAGTTAACTGGTTATTTGTTAAAGAGAAGTCTGGGTACTTTAAGAGTTCGGCAACTAACTTAGATAAATTTGGTAATAGAGAGTTCAGGACTTTATTTAATAAAGTTTTAATATTAAAAGACGGTTGTAAGTTTGGTAACATTAACGAGACTATATCTAGTGTTTTAGGAAAAAATCAACTAACATGTACGCTTACTAGATTTGGTAGAGTTATCGTTTGGATACTAGATAAGATAGAAAATAATCATGCATTAAAATCAATTGATAAATGAAATACAAAAACTGTATATTATTTTGGATTGTGGTGGCTATATGTAGTTACCTAGTTCATCATTATGGTAAAATAAAATGACTATCTTTGTAAAAAAATTAAATCAAATGAAAACAATAACAGAACAAGAATTAGAAGACTTAAGAAGAGTAAACTCAGAGTTTAATGCATTAAAGGGAAAGATCGCAGACGCTGAGATTGAAATTAAGAAACTTAATGTATTTAAAGAAGACGTATTCTCTAAGTTAGAGACAGCATCTTTAGATTTTAAAGAACAAGAAAATAAACTATTAAAAGTTTACGGAAACGTAAACATAAACCTACAAACAGGAGAGATCACAAATGACAAAAATTAGCCAGTACCAAGAAGTAGCACTACCAGACGTTGATGATTTATTAGTTGGAACAGATGTTGAAAATGATAACGCCACTAAAAACTTTACTATACAAAGTATAGTTGACTTAGTTAGTGCAGCTGCTGGAATAACTCCGACGCTTCAACAGGTTACAATTGCAGGAAATGAAACTATTACAGACATAACTGCTAATAAATTTAAAATACCAGGGGGTACTAGTTCTGAAATACTAGCAGCTAATGGAGATGTTATAACAGCAGGAGCTAACATAACAATATCAGGCGGCACTATATCTTCAACAGGTGGTGGAGGTGGAGGCGGAATAACATCTATAAACAACCTAAGTGCAGCCGCACAATCTTTAGAGGTAGGAACTACAGGAACAAACTTCAATATAAGTTCAGTAGGAACAGCTCATACGTTTAATATACCTAGTGCCTCTGTTTCAAACAGGGGTCTATTAAGTAATACAGACTGGATTAATTTTAATTCTAAGCAGGCAGAGTTAGGTTATGTACCAGTGAATAGAACTGGAGACACAATGTCAGGGCTACTAGTTCTTAGTGGTGACCCTGGAGCCGCTTTAGGCGCTGCAACAAAACAGTACGTAGACAATATCTCAGGAAATGTTAACTTTAATTCTCCTGTGTACACAGCAACAACAGGCAACCTAACAGCTAACTATAGCAACGGAACAGCAGGAGTTGGAGCCACATTGACGGCAACGACAGACGGAGCGTTACAGGTAGACGGTGAGTTTCCTTTGTACTTAGACAGGGTATTGGTTTGGCAACAGACAAGTGCGATTCAAAACGGTGTATACAAGGTAGACGTTGTAGGAGACTCTGTTACACCTTACAGGTTAATTAGATCTGAAGATTCAGACAACAACCCGTCAGGAGAGATTCGTTATGGTGACTACACACTTATACTGTCAGGAGATACAAACGGAGGAAAGGGATTCATCTGCAACACTGTAGGAACGGTAGTAGTTGGTACTACGCCAATTACATTTGTACAGTACAATGTGGCACAGGCTGTTACACCTGGATTTGGGTTACTTACATCATCACCAAATGTTATTGCAATAGACACCGCAATCACACAAGGAAAGATATCACTTACAACACTTGGAACTGGAGCAGCTACACTTAACCCTACTACTAATGTGTTAAACATTCCAGTTACTTCTGGAGGAAGCGGTGGAATAGGGACTGTTACATCAGTAGCTGCCCTAACACTTACTAGTGTGAGTCAAACTGACCTATCAAGCACGGTAGCTAATTCAACATCAACACCAGTTATTACATTAAACGTGCCAAACGCTTCTGCTACTAATAGGGGTGTGCTAACCGCTGCAAATTGGACAACGTTTAATAATAAACAAGACGCACTTGTATCTAATGTAAACATTAAAACAGTTGGAGGTTTGTCTTTACTTGGTGGACCAGGAGATATTCCATTAATATACAGTGTCTTAGAAAAAACAGCTGACTACACATTAACTTCAGCTGATAACGGAAGGGTAATTACATTTACAGCTCCAGTGCCAGCAACTCCTTTAGTGCTAACAATTCCTTTAAGTTTACCAGATGGATTTGAGTGTACGTTTGTTACAATGGACTCAACGCTATTGACAGTAACTCCAGTAGTTGGGGTAACACTATATAACAACTCAGCTTTAACTATGTTTCCTAAGTTAAGTTTTACACTAAAGAGAATGATAGCTCCAAATAACTTCATAACTTCAGGAAATCTATGAATAGACTAGCATTCCAAACATATGGAACAAAAAAATTAAGTTTATTTCAATCTGTTTGGAAGACAGACACTGCTGTTACAGTTAGTAATATAGAACTAGCTAATACAGCAGCAACAATACCACTGCCATCAGGGTGGAGTGGAACAAATCTTTTGACAGGTGGATACACTCACACTGCAGGAAATACAGCTGTGTTACTAGTTAATAATTTAACACCTACTGCAGGACAGAGTTATCGAATAATATGTACACTTTCAGCAGGATCAGTAGGTTCAGTTATAATAAACTTTGGAGGTGTGTCCAGTGCTTCATTAACTGCTACCACTACAACAATCCTAACACCAATAAATGCAGCAATTAAGTTATCAATTACACCGTCAAATGACTTTGTTGGAACAGTGTCACTAAGTATAAAACAGAGTTCGTCCGCACTTAATCAAATACAGTTACCAATAACTCTTGCCTCTGGAAAGTCAGTATGGATAGACTGGGGTGATGGTCAGTATAGCACTGCAAACAGTACTAATATTGTTGCAAATAGAATACACACATATACAACACCAGGAGAGTATCCAGTAAGGGTGTTTGGAGATGACTTCAGTTTTGCATTTGCAAGTACTAATAATGTCAATGACAGATTAAAAATAAAATCTGTATCTAGTTGGGGTAAATTAAAAATAGGGACAAATTCTTTTAATGGTTGTGTTAATGTAACTATGTCTGGAATAACTGATATTCCTGATTTAACTGGAGTGACTAGCTTATCAAATACATTTAATACTTGTTCATTACTAACTACCGTAGGTAGAATAAATGAATGGAATACAAGTTCAGTTACCGACATGTCTGGTACGTTTTCTAGTTGTCCATTATTTAATAGCAATATTGGAAATTGGAATACTTCAGAAGTTATTAATATGTCCAATATGTTTGGATCATTTAACTCCGCAAGTAATTTTAATCAAGATATCAGTGGATGGAATGTAAGTAAGGTTACTAATATGAATCAGATGTTTGATTATGCAACATTATTTAATCAAAATCTTAGTAACTGGGAGAGAGTATCATCACCTAATACTTCTTCTTTATCGAAAGTAATATTTATGTCCAATATGTTCCGAGGAGCGTCTAATTTTAATAATGGATTTGCATCAGGAGTAGCAAACCAATTACCATGGAATACTAGTGCATGTACTACTATGGAAAGTATGTTTTCTGGTGCATCTAAATTCAACTCAAACCTAGGAACAGGAACTACACCATGGGATGTTAGTAAGGTGACAACATTTGCAAGTATGTTCAATGGAGCTACAGTATTTACTAATGGAAATAATGATGCTCTTATAAATAACTGGAACATAGGAGGAAGTGTGACAGGAACAATTAGTATGTCTAGTATGTTTAGTAATGCTGATGCTTTCAATAGAGTTATTAGTGGATGGAACATGACTAAGGTAAACAATACAAGTTTTATGTTTGCTAACACTAATGTATTCAACCAATCATTATCTAATTGGGAAAGAGCAGTATCTACAATGGGCAACGTAATTAGTACGCAGTCAATGTTTCAAAGTGCCACTGCATTTAACCAAAACATAGGTAACTGGGATGTAAGAAAGGTGACTAATTTATCACAAATGTTTCAAGCAGCTACTGCATTTAACAATAATGAAAGTGATACTATAAACGGTTGGAATATAAATACTACACCTAGTGCTAATGTAACCATGGCTTCTATGTTTTCTCAAGCTACCGCCTTTAACCAACCATTGAATAGTTGGAATACTTCTGAAGTTATTAACATGAGTGGGATGTTTGGAGGTTCATTATTTAACAATGGACTTTTACCAGGAGTTGCTGGCACATTAGTATGGAATACAGCTAAAGTGACTAGCATGAATAGTATGTTTAGTATTAATTCAAGATTTAACTGTAATATAGGAAGTTGGAATGTGAGTAATGTGACTAGGATGGATAGCATGTTTTTTGAAGCTAGTTCCTTCAACCAACCTATTGGGTCTTGGAATGTGAGTAGTGTGACTGATATAAGTAATATGTTTGCTCGTGCTTCTTTCTTTAACCAAGCTATTGGATCTTGGAATGTGAGTAATGTGACTGATATGGGTGGAGTGTTTGCTGCTTCCCCTTTCAACCAACCTATTGGGTCTTGGAATGTGGGTAAGGCGACTAGGATGGATTTTATGTTTCAACAGAATAGTGCCTTCAATCAAGACATTAGTTCTTGGAATGTGAGTAATGTCACTAATATGTCTAGTATGTTTTCTTCAGCTGCTTCCTTTAACCAACCCATTGGCTCTTGGAATGTTAGTAAAGTAACAAATTTCACAGGTTTTATGAATACTAAAACACCTGCCACATTCTCATCAGCTAACCTAGATGCAATATATAATGGGTGGATAGTAAATGGTGTTCAACCAAACATATCATCCCCCCTTGCAACAAACATAAGTTTTGGAACAGCTAAGTATACATCGGCAGGAATACCAGGTAAAAATATATTATTAGGAGCGCCAAATAACTGGATAATAATAGACGGAGGAATATAAATCAAATGAACGATATTAGAAAGATATCTATAGGGCCTAACTACAAGAGCGACGCGATGCACTTCATCGTCGGTCAGGAGGTCCTGGATAAGAGCTACACAGTGCACTCTATACTTCTAGACGACAAGTCTGGTGGTATAAAGGTTTGGATAGAGAAGAACTCAGAGGTGTTCTGCTGGAAGGAGTTCAACATTAACATGCCAGTCTCGCTAGAGTATAACATAAACTTCTGATGAGATCCCC